GTGTCACACTCGATGAGGATCCCCTTGAGCCATTTGTCGCGGAGCTGCTCTTCTACCGTGAAGTTCTGATTCCAGTTGGTCTGTTCACCTGGCTCGGGGACCGCCAGCCACTTGTGCGAGTACAGATACCCCACGTTCGCGTCCGTCGCGCGGAACCGATAAACGTGTCCTCGGGCGGGGCCGAAGGTGAGGTGCACGACCTGCCGCACGGTAGTCGTGACAGGGAAGGTGCCCAGCGAGACACCATCGACGAACACCTCGACCGTCTTCGCCACTCCCTGTGTATCGGCTTCGAGGTCCAACCCAGTGTAGTAGCTGTCGCCGAGATCCTCCTCGATCGGCTCCCACTTCGAGATCGCCTCGGGCTGCTGCTCGAAGAGCCAGGCGTGCGAATAGAGGCGCCCAGGGTTGCCATCGATCGGGAACAGCCGGAGCACACGCCCTCGCACGCGCGCGAAGCTGAAGTGAAGTGAGGATCGGCCATTGGCCTGCACCGCGAGCGTCGCGATGACGGCGCCATCGACCTCGACCTGCACGTTCTTCACGACGTTGAAGGTGTCGCACTCGATCAGGACCCCGTTCAGCCACTTGTCACGCTGCGTCTCCACAATGGTGAAGTTCTGATTCCAGTTCGCTTGTTCGGCCGGTTCCTCCTGCAATTGCCACCGGTGCTGGTACAGGATCCCCACATTGGTGTCGATCGCGACGAACCGGAAGACGTGTCCGCGTCCCCACGGGAGGGTCAGGTGCACCACACGGCGCCCGTTCGCGGTGACCGGCCAGTAGGTCAGCCCGCCGCCGAGCGTGTTCGTCAGCCGCACCCCATCCACGTAGACCTCGATGTGCTTCTCCAGCCCTCCGGTGTCGCAGTAGAGATCCAGCCCAGTGTAGTACTGATCCCAGGCGTTCTCGAAGTGGATGTCCCAGGCGCTGATGCGGGGGGGTTCGTTCACCCAGATCCAGTCGACACGGTAGAGAAGCCAGAACTCGCAGATGTCGTTGTCGGGGCGGATCCGGATCTGCCGCGCAGGCACGCCAGCCCACGAGAAGCTCACCTTGTGCCGGCCGCTTGACATCACCGCGAGTGTGGCCACCGTCGAGCGAACGCCCGCATAGTCGCGCTCGATGTACACCGTCTTGGTCTGGCCGCCTGTGTCGACGTCGAAGGTGATCCCCGTGATCCAGAACTCGTCACTCGCCCCGAGGTCATCCCAGTTGGTGACTCGTCCCCAGGTGACGTCAGGTTGCATGGTGATCGCGACGCCCGCCTGATACAACGTCGGATGCGTGATCTGGCTGGCTGCCCCGCGCACTTCCATCGACAGCGAGTGTCCCTTCTGTGGGCCGACGCCGAACGCATCGAGGACCGATCGCTTCCGTCCCGCCGTCATGCTCGTGGTCTGCGGGAAGTTCGTAACGGTCTCTTCGTTGAGGAAGCTCTGGACGGTGATTGGATCACTCGCCGTGTCGACATCGAGGAAGGCATCACCGAAGAGCTTTTCCTCGCGCGTGCCTCCTGAGATCGCGCCCGTGCGAATGGCCCAGGCGATTGGCAGGCCGGCGTCCATCGCGCCCCCAAGCGTGTACGTCTTGCCGAGGTTCAGACTGCCGATGAGCAGATCATCCTCGTCCTCACCCTGGAGCGAGCACTGCGCGCGTCCGAAGGTGTAGTGGCGCCAGAACTTGTTGAGGATCGCGTAGACGAGGACCTGCGGCGCGCCCAGGGTGTCCTGGTAGGAGAAGTACAGCTTGTTCTCCCAGATGGTGAGGCGTAGCTTTGTGGTCGCGGTCTTGTCGATCGGATGGTACCCGTTCTTCGTGAGCCCCTGGAAGAGCGGATCGATCTCGCGCGAGATCCAGTCCTCGGGCCCACCACTCGTGACGAACACCCCATCCTCGGCCACGAAGTAGATCCCGCCCGGGCCGACGGCCATCGCCCACCGCCCGAGCAGGCCGCGCTTGCAGAGGGTAGGCGGGGCGGTCACCGATCCTGACACACCGGTGAGGTTCGGGTAGACCGCGTAGAGTCGCGCCTTGCTGAAGACGAAGGCTTGCGCGCCTGCCAGTCCGCCATTCATCAGCACTTCGGAGGGTGGGCAGACCTCGACGTTCCCCGAGGCGCTCCAGTGGTCAGGCGCGTCCGGGAGGCAGTAGTAGAGATGCCCTGGTCTGTACGGATCGCCGCAGCCGAAGAGCATCCCCTCGAGCGGACCCCACAGGGTTGGGATGGGCTGGGCGAGCACGGTGTTGCCGGCGCTGTCGATCGTGGGCACGGGCTCGAAGTGATCGATCGGCAGCGTGCTGGCGGCCGAGATCGCGTCGTCGGTTTCGACCACGCTGAACACCCCTCCATCCGCGCCGTTCTCGCCCTCGTAGTACCAGTCGTCGACGATCGATCCGCCGCGCCGATAGAAGCGTTGGCGCACCGCAGCGTCACCATACGCGGCTGGCGTGACCTCGATCTCACGGCGCAGGCTGTCGATGCCATTCACGGTTGGGTCAGCCAGTTCAGGCGACCCATTGCTCTCAGCTCCCGTGCGCGGATCGTAGTTGGTGTACCTGAAGTCGTAGGGCTGCGCGCCCGGCTCCATTGTGTCGGGGCCGCGGCCGCCTGTGAGGTACACGCCTTCGAGCCCGACTTCCACACCGGTAATCGGGTCGCCGAGGTCGGCTGCCACATACAGGATCAGGCCGGTGACCGTCGACCAGTCACGTCCGGCGGTGTTCCCGATGCGCTGGAAGTCGCCGCGGCGGAGGCTCAGGCCGAGCGAGCCCAGCTCGAACCACTGATGCACGCCGGCGCCAATCTGCTTGGTCTTGGAGCGTGAGGGATCGGTGACTTCTTCAGCGGCTTTGGCTGGCCCCTCCCGCCGCCCCCGCTGCGCGCGGTCATCCAGGTCCTGATCGCGCAGCGCGTAGACCCGTGCGGTCTCGGCCGCGTCGATCTGCGTCTGGCTCGCCTGGATGAACTGGGTGAAGTCGTTTTGCCGAAACCCCTTGACATAGGCGTCTTCGTTCCCGACCACATCCGATGGCGTGCCTGGGAGGATCGTGGCGTCGAAGGTCGAGCTGACCACGATGTAGATCCGAATCTCCTTGATCAGCTGCGGGTGTGAGGTCTTCATCCACAGGTGGATCACGTCATCGTCGCTGGCCGCCACGCCGCCGACGATGTTGAGGTCTCGGCCAATCGCGATGCCCGCCCAGGAGTCGTACCGGGAGGGCGCAGGGAGCGATCGGAGTCGCGCGGTCGCTGTCCCGCCGGTCGCGATTGGGTGCGTGTAGAGCGCGATGCCTGGGCCAGCCGGGGAGGCGTCATCCTGAACGTCGGGATCTCCGGTCGCTGTCCCGTCGTCCTTGAGCCCAGCGACCGGCACCCAGTTGGCGGCGTCAGTCGCGTCTCCGGGGTCGCAGTCCGCGATCATCGTCTGCTGCTCGGCACCCAGGCCAACCACAGCGGCAGCGGCTGGCGCGGGGAGACCGATCGGGAGGTCCAGCCCATCGGCGCGCACCTTCCGCATCCGATCGCTGTCGGCGACGAACATCCACGGATCGCCGGAGAGGGTCGGGCGGTGCGGCAGCAGGGTGAGCGGATCACCGGAGTACCCACCATCGATCGCCGCGAGCGCCCCACTAGCCCCGATGTAGAGATTGGTGTCGACCCCCCAGAGGCGCGTGTAGGTCCCAGCCGCTTCGTCGTTCAGCTTGCGGACAGCGTGATGGACGGTCCCAGCGGTGGCGAGGACGGTCTGCCCTGGGCGAACGGTCGTCTCGCCCATGTTGTCGTGATCGAGGTTCGTGTGTCGTGCCCAGCCTTCGAGCGCGTCGAGCGAGTCCTTGAGGTTCAGGCCCTTCACGCCGAAGCGGACGAGATGGTTCTCGAATGGCCCAGTGATTCGGGAAGTCGTGATGGTGTCGCCGCGCTTGCTGGCTTGCTCAGGCATCAGGCCCACCCACCCAAGAGGATCTTCGTCAGCATGACCGTCAGGTCGTATCGCTGTTCAGCATACGCTGCCCGATCGGGATCGACCAGCCTCCCCACCTTGCGCAGCAGCATCCCCAGGACCCCGTACTTGATTCCCGAGAGGAACTCCTCTGGGACAGGCAGGGTGATCCCGGCGCCGTTCACCGCCGCGGTGCGCGCCACATACAGGAGTTCCAGGTTCCCATTGGCGGCGGGCCTGGGGACCAGCTGGAGGGTCAGGGTGGCGGCCTCGAACTCGTCATAGCCGATCGGTGTCCCAGGTGTGGTCTCCCAGGAGGGTAGGGCGAGGTCTCCCTCGAACCGATCGACCGGCCCGAGGGGGGTGCGAGTGCCAGCCGCGGATCGCCACACACACGTGCCGGTGGCCAGCCAGTCGGTCGGCAAGGTCACCACCCCGAGAGTGGCCGCCAACTGTGGGAGGTCCACGCCCAGCAGCAGCGCGTGGGTGTCCCGCAGCCAGCCCCAGATGTTGCTGTTCAGGTTGCCGATCACCTCATCGCGCGTCCAGACCTCGGACGGCCAGGACTGCCCCCCGTCGGGCGGCTCGAGCAAGGCGTACTGCAATTCTGACAGCAACTCCTGGTCAGTCATCGACTCAGCCTCAAACTACAACCTGTTCGCCCATGACCGTGATGGTCAGCGAGGATCCGCTGCCGTCCAAGCCCGAGAGGAACTCCGTGCTGAGCAACTTCAGCCCTGGCGAGAAGAACATGTCGAGGACGTCGTGCGCCGCGATGGAATAGGCGTCGAGGATCTCCGTGCCCGCCGCCGATCCACCCGTCGCCCCCACGAAGAGGCTGGCGGTGACCGCCCCGGCTGTGACATTGGCGATGTGGATGTGCCGGATGATCGTGTAGATCGTCGCGGCGGGCGGCGTGTAGATGTCGGTCGCGACGGCGGCGATGAACGCCGGGCCGGCGAGTTTCTTGATGGCCCCACTCATTGTGCTTCTCCTATTTCTTTCCTAGCGTGGTTGGCTCTAAGTGTGTCCGCAATCTTTCTCCTGTGTTCAGGAGTTTTAGTACGGCCCTTGTGAGCAGCACTGATCTTCGCCCTTGTCTCGTCGCTCCACACACGCTCACGTCCAGCCTTTGCTATTGCCGCTCGATGGGCTGGAGAGTTCACTCGTCCCTTCTTTGCCACGGACATCTTTGCCCGAGCCTCGTCTGATTGGATCGATCCTGTCCGATGAAGCCTCGAATGACACCCGCGATGTAGGGCTGCGAGATTCCCAGGGGCATTGTTTCGGGCGTCTTCATCGACATGATGAACGGTGAACTCGTCGTAGAAGTACACTAGCGACCCACACCCGAGGCATAGGTATGGACCGGGGCCATTGTGCGCGAAGAACACCTCCCTGTGCATCTGGCGTACTGGCATTGAGTTCCTCTACTCCTTGTCCTTGTCCTTCACTTCGGGGGCCGCGCTGAGGAAGTCGATCACATCCGCGATCGGGATCTCCTGTGCGCCACCCCACTGGACCTTCTCGATCCGCGCGAGGATGTCTTCGATCTGCCCCTGCTCGAGGATGACCTCCTGGGTGCCGGGCTTGAGCACACGGGCTGAGGCCGGGCGCTTCAGGGGGTCGAAGCTGGGATCAGGCTCGCTGATCGTGTGGAGCTTCTTCTGGATCGCGGCCCAGGCTCGCAGGGCCTTGCGGTCCTTCGGTTCCGAGGCGCCGAGTTCCTGCCCGCAGGATCGGCAGCGAGAGCGTGATCCGCCCAGGATGATCCCATCCCACAGGTACTCGAACCGGGTCCGCTCGTCCTCGAACGTCGCGTCAAACGTCAGGCGCTTGTTCATGTGTCCTTTTCTCTGCTCGTAGCCCATCTTATCCTACGCTACTGTTCCATCAGGGATCTTCAGGTCTGCAATGACCTTCCGTGTCACCTGAGCCTGAAGTGAGGTTACGCTATGGTTGGTCGTGTTGAGAATGGCCAACAACGTGTCAGCAATCGCTCCACTATAGGAAGCCGAGAACTCTCGCCCTCCAGCAACGAACGCACCACTTGACCACTCAGCTA